TGCGTTTTAATGCAATTAACAAATACGCTAAAAAAATGATTATGGAACAGGATGCACCACCTGCAGATCCAGCGTTGGCAGGAGATTTACCACCAGCACCACCTGCAGATGCTCCACCTATGGATGCACCTCCGATGGACATGCCACCACCAGCACCTGAAACCGACAATGTCGAAGAGATTGATATTACTGATTTGGTTAATATGACTAAAAGTATCAAAAAAGAAATGGATGACAAAAAGGAGGAACAAGATGGTGTGGTGAATAAGATGGATGATGTCTTCAGCAAATTATCTGATTTGGAAAGTAAGTTAACCCAAATGGATATGGTTATGTCTAAAATTGACCAGTTAGGTTCCAAAGTAGAAACTATGAGAGAACCAACTGCACAAGAAAAATTAGAAATGAGATCATTAGATTCATATCCATTTAGTCAAAATCCACAGCAATTTTTTGCAATGAAACAAGATCAAATGAGACAAAGTGGTAAAAATGAATACGTTTTATCAAAACAGGATATTAATGACTATTCAAAAGAAACTATAAGACAAACATTTAATCCTGATAGACAAGAAGATGAATCTAGATTCTAACATTAATTTTTTCATGGGACTACAAGTCCAAATGAAAATAAACCATTGGCAAACAAAGGGTTATGCTAGACACATTGCATTTGGTGAGTTTTATGGTGTCATGGATGGTTTAATCGATACATTTGTTGAAAGTGCAATGGGAAAGTATGGTAGATTCACTTTGACTGAAGAGAATAAGACGATTCAATTAAATAATTTGTCAGATTTAGATATGAAAGGTCTTATTAACACCGTTAGGGAAGCACTCGTTCAAATGGAATTGGATGATGTAGACACGGATTTATTAAACATCAGAGATGAGATGATTGCTGAAGTTAATAAATTATCATATCTCTTAACTTTAGAATAGTTGAAAAAAATTTCTTAAAAAATAAAGGCCCGAGTTTTTTAATTCGGGTTTTTTAGTTTATACTTTATGAGTAACGTTATCATTAAATTTAAAATATAACTAATATGTCAACATTTGATGCAGTACTGGCTCAGTACGAAAAAAGCAAACAAGCCACAGGTGGCAACGCAAACAAGGTCTCACAAGAAGACAGATTGAAAAAGTATTTTACCACTCTCCTACCAAAAGGTTCCCGTGGTGAAGAAAGAAGAATTAGAATTTTACCAACTAAAGACGGAAGTTCACCTTTTGTTGAGGTGTATTTTCACGAAGTTCAAGTTGATGGTCAGTGGTTAAAACTATATGACCCAAAACAAGAAGGTAAAAGATCACCGTTAAATGAGGTTTACCAAAGTTTAATGGAAACTGGTGTAGAATCAGATAGAGAACTTGCTAGACAATATCGTTCTCGTAAATTTTACATCGTTAAGATTATTGATAGAGACCATGAAGAAGATGGTGTTAAATTTTGGAGATTTAAACACAACGCTAAGAACGAAGGTGTTTTAGATAAAATCTTCCCAATCTTTAAAAATAAAGGAGATATTACGGATGTTGTCAAAGGAAGAGATTTGATTCTCTCTTTGGGACTAACTAAAGCGGGAACAGGAAAAGAATATACAACTATTAATTCCGTAATTCCTGAAGACCAAGGTCCACTTCACGAAGACGAAAAAAAGGCAAATGAATGGGTTAGTGACTCATTAACATGGTCTGATGTTTACTCTAAAAAAGGGGAAGACTATCTTGAATTGGTGGCAAATGGAGAAACTCCAAAATGGAGTACTGAAAGTAATAAATGGATTTCAGCATCTCAGTTGGAATCACGTTCAGAAGAAACATTCAGTCCTCCTAAAAAATCCCCACCTGTTGTCGATCCTCAGGATGATGACGATACTGACAGTGATTTACCATTTTAATTAATTAAGGACATCCTCAGAGACATTTCTATTGGGGATGTCCTTTAAAAAACAAAAACATGGCAATTAAAAAAACAGATTTTAGTTCAATTAAGAAAAAGTTCTCAAAAGAGGCTGAATATAAACCAGATCGATTTTTTGATTTGGGTGATGCATTTATAGATGCAACTGGACTTCCAGGACCTGCTATTGGACATATCAATATGTTTTTAGGACATAGTGATACAGGAAAAACAACAGCACTTGTTAAGGCTGCAGTTGATGCACAAAAGAAAGGTGTTCTACCTGTGTTCATTATTACTGAACAAAAATGGAATTGGGACCACGCGGTTTTAATGGGTTTTAATAAAGAAGATGATTTTTATCTTTTTAATAGTGATTTTGAATATATTGAACAAATCACTGACTTCATTAATGACGTTTTAACTGCACAAGAAAAAGGTGAAATACCGCACGATATTTTGTTCTTGTGGGATTCGGTTGGTTCTGTTCCATGTAAAATGACATTTGATGGTAAGGGTGGAAAACAACACAATGCATCCGTTTTATCTGATAAAATAGGTATGGGTATTAACCAACGTATATCAGGTTCAAGGAGAACTGATAAACCTTATACTAATACCCTAATCATTGTTAATCAACCTTGGGTTGAGTTACCCGATAATGCATATGGACAACCAAAAATTAAAGCAAAAGGTGGTGAAGCAATTTGGTTGAACTCAACTTTAGTATTCTTATTTGGTAACCAAAAAGGTGCGGGTACCACTAAAATTAAGATTACAAGAAACAAACGTGATGTAAACTTCGCAAGTAGAACTAAAATTTCTATTATGAAGAATCACGTTAATGGTATCGGTTTTGCGGATGGAAAAATTATGGTAACACCTCATGGTTTCATGAAAGCAAAGGAACCTGCTGAGGAAAAGTTATCAATACAAGAATACGCAAAGGAAAATTTGGACTACATCAGTAAATTATTCGGTGAAAAAGTTACTGACGTTAGTGAACTAGCATTCAAATCTGAAACCTCGTCATTTGACGACGAATAAAAAATACTAAATGTCTGTATTATTAGTTGATGGTGACAATTTACTTACGATTGGTTTCTATGGTCTTAAGAATCATTTCTATAAGGGAAAACACATTGGTGGAATTTTTCATTTTATTAATACTCTTAGAAGGTCGTTTGAGACATATCATTTAGACAAAATCGTTGTCTTTTGGGACGGTAAAGATGGTTCACAATCTAGAAGAAAAATCTATCACCAATACAAAGAGAATAGAAAAAACAGGATTAGAAGTGAAGAAGAAATAGACAATTACAATTATCAAAGACACAGAATAAAACAATATCTCGAAGAATTATACGTAAGACAGGGAGAATTTGAGTTTTGTGAAAGTGATGATTGTATTGCCTATTATTCACTTAGTTCCCAAGAAGAAAATAAGATTATTTATTCTTCTGATGGGGATTTAACACAACTTGTTTCAGAAAACACTCACATATTCAATCCGTCACATCAAAAACTCTATAAGGTCAATGACACAATAATTTACAGTCATGAACCTATTCACATAGATAATGTGAAATTAGTGAAGATGTTGTGCGGAGACCCATCTGATAATATTTCGGGAATAAAAAACATGGGGGTTAAAAGGTTATTAACCTTATTTCCTGAGATACGAGATAGGGGAGTTTCGTTGGAAGAAGTTATGGACCGAACCAATCAACTATTCGAACAGGATAAACATAATTGGTTATATAAAAACATTTTAACCGGTGTAACCAAGTATGGAGTGTTTGGTGAGGAATTCTTTCAAGTGAACAAAAGAATAGTTAGTTTAGAAGAACCATTTCTAACTGATGAGGCGAAGGAAAATATTGATTTATTAATTAATGATGTTTTAGACCCTGAAGGCCGTTCATATAAAAACATGATGAAAATGATGACGGAGGATGGCATCTTCAATTTACTACCAAAATCTGATGATGCGTGGACAAATTTCCTAAATCCATTTTTAAGATTAACAAGAAAAGAAAAAAATAAAAAAAAAATAATTAAAATTAACAATTATGAATAATCAACAAGAAATCACAAAATTTGAATTTTTGTTTACATTAGATGGGAATATAGTGTGTCAAAGATTCTTCAACGTAAAAAATCATAATCCACAAGCAAGAAGAAGTATGGATTTACATGAATATGTAAAAAATATTTCGGAAGATATTAGTGAAGATTTGAAAATAAAAACATCCGATTATCTGTGCGAAAATCAAAATTATTTCTCAAATTTGGATGTTGTGGAAGATAGTTCAGAAGATAAAAAAGAGGACTTTTTAATTGAAATTAAACTGAACGATGATGTATTTATTTCAAGAATATTTCCCGCACACTACTATCACCCAAAGGTAAGATATACTGTGGATATTCGTCCAAAATTGAGAGGAATTTTGTCAGACTTAACTGACATATTGTCATCCAAAAATTTGGAAACAACATATTTGAATTATCAACTTTAAAATAAAAAAAATGTCAGAAGAAAAGAATTTTGGTTATCTAGGTCACACGTTTCAACAACAATTAATAAAGTCCATCATTGAAGATAAAAAATTTGGTGATGTTATTATTGATGTTTTAGAAAGTAAGTACTTTGATAATAATTCATTTAAGTTCATTATGGAAAACATTAAGGAACTTTACTTGTCTTATAACAAAGTGCCCAATTACGAAACATTAGCTCAAAAAATAATGTCTGAGGGTGGTAACAAAGATGTTAACCGTCCACACATTGATACATTGGAATCAATCAAAAATTTGGAGAAAAATGATGAGTTTGTTAAAGACAAATCATTAAATTTCTGTAGACAACAAAATCTTAAAAAGGAATTAAAGGTAATCCAATCTATTATTGATAATGGAGAATTTGAATCCTACAATAAGATTGAACAAAAAATCCAAAAGGCGTTACAAGTTGGTATTATGAATGACACTGTTGTGGACGTTTTCCATAACATAGACGACGCACTTGAAAAGGATTATAGATTACCTATCAGAACAGGTATTGTTGGATTAGACAATGTATTAAAGGGTGGTTTAGGACGTGGAGAATTGGGGGTGATATTGGCACCAACAGGTACAGGAAAAACAACCATAATAACCAAATTTGCTAACACCGCATATAATGATGGGTTCAATGTTCTTCAAATATTTTTCGAGGATAATGAAGCTCAAATTAAGAGAAAACATTACACAATTTGGTCAGGAGTGGCTCCCGATGAACAACCTGAATTTAAAGAAGAAGTATTATCTGCAGTTAGAGAACAACAAGAAAGATCTTCTGGTACTTTAAAACTATCGAAATTACCGAGTGATAATATTACCATTTCTGAAATTAAATCTAAGATTAGAAAAATGATTTCAGAAGGTTTTAAACCCGATTTGGTACTAATTGATTATGTCGATTGTATCTCACCTGAAAGAAGTGTTGATGGTGAAGAATGGAAGGGAGAGGGTTCTATCATGAGAAGTTTAGAATCAATGACATCTGAATTCGATATTGCTATTTGGACGGCAACTCAAGGTAATAGAGGTTCAATTTCATCTGAAGTTGTTACTGGAGACCAAATGGGTGGTTCTATTAAGAAAGCACAAATTGCACATATCATCCTTTCAATCGGTAAAACACTTGAACAAAAGGAAAACAATTTAGCAACATTAAGTTTGTTGAAATCTCGTGTTGGTAAAGATGGTATCATTTGGCAAAATTGTAAATTCGACAATCAATTCTTGGTAATTGATACTGAATCACAAAACACTTTGTTGGGACACGAACATCAACAAGAAGAAAGAAGAGCAAACAGAGCCGCTGAAGTGTTTAGAAAAGCACAAGAAAAGAAAAGTAGAGTTTAAATTATAAAAGATATGAGTAAGTTATTTACAGATAGAATTGCGTTCAAACCATTTGAATATCCCGAATATTATAGTGAGGGTTGGTTAAAACAAATGCAGGCATTTTGGTTACATACTGAAATTCCCATGCAGGGTGATGTTAAAGATTGGAATGAAAATCTTACCAAAGAAGAAAAACATTTGGTTGGAAACATTCTTTTAGGATTCGCTCAAACCGAATGTGCTGTAAGTGATTATTGGACCGGAATGGTTACTAAGTGGTTTCCAAAACACGAAATAAAGCAAATGGCAATGTCTTTTGGTTCACAAGAAACAATTCATTCAGTTGCATATTCATATCTAAATGAAACACTTGGATTAGATGACTTCGCTGGGTTTATGCACGATGAAGTTATGAAAGAACGATTCGAACTATTAACCAACACCACCGCAGATTGGACACCAAAAGATTTGGGTACTAATCATACTGCAAGAGTTGAAGTAGCTCGTTCACTTGCAATATTTTCTGCATTTGCTGAAGGTGTTGCCCTATACTCCTCATTTGCTGTGTTATATTCTTTCCAAATGAGAAATCTATTGAAAGGAATTGGTCAGCAAATGAAGTGGAGTGTAAGAGATGAATCCCTCCACTCAAAGATGGGATGTCAATTATTCAGACATATGTGTGAAGAGTTTCCTGAACTATTAGAGGAAGCAAAACCTTCAATTTACGAGGCCGCAAAAATCATCAGAGATTTGGAACACAAATTTATTGACAAAATTTTCGAAATGGGTGATTTGGAAAATCTTAAAAAAGATGACCTAAAAGAATTCATTACCAAAAGAGTTAATGAAAAGTTAAGAGAGTTGGGTTATACTCAAACTAAAGGTAATGAAGATTATTTTGAATATGATGAAAATAAAGCATCTGAATTAGATTGGTTTTATAATCTTACAGGTGGAGTTACACACACAGATTTCTTTGCAATGAGACCTACCGACTATAGTAAAGCGGGTGAGGGTGAGAATTGGGATGATATCTTTTAATTAAAAAAAATTTTATTATTATATGAAGAACTACGGAGAAGAACTCGGGTGGGAATTAGATGTCGATTTTCCATCTTGGGGGAATACTGAAATTTATGTAAAAACGATATCAAAGGGATATCTTTTACCGGGTGAGAAACCAAAAGATGCTTATTGGAGAGTATCAACTAAAATTGCTCAAAGATTGGGTAAACCACATTTGGCAACTAAATTCTTTGACTATATATGGAAAGGATGGTTGTGTTTAGCAACACCAGTTCTTTCAAATACAGGAACAGATAGAGGACTTCCAATTTCATGTTTTGGTATTGATGTCGGTGATAGTATTTTTGAAATTGGTAATAAAAATCTTGAATTGATGTTACTTGCGAAACACGGAGGTGGAGTTGGTGTTGGTATCAATATGATTAGACCAGCCGGTGCAAAAATCACTAATAATGGAACATCTGATGGTGTTATTCCATTTATTAAAATCTATGACTCAACAATCTTAGCAACAAATCAAGGTTCAGTAAGAAGAGGGGCTGCATCGGTTAACATTAAAATTGATCATAAGGATTTTGAGGACTTCTTAGAAATTAGAGAACCAAAGGGAGACGTGAACCGACAATCACTCAACTTACATCAGTGTGTTGTTGTTAGTGATAAATTCATGAAGAAACTTGAGGAAGGTGATTCAGACGCAAGAAGAAAATGGGGTAAACTTCTTCAAAAGAGAAAAGCGACTGGTGAACCATATATTATGTACAAAGGAAATGTAAATAAACACAATCCTGAGATGTACAAGAAGAACGGTTTAAAAGTTCACATGACAAACATCTGTTCTGAAATTGTTCTTCATACCGATGAATCACATTCATTTGTTTGTTGTCTAAGTTCACTCAATTTAGCAAAATATGATGAGTGGAAAGACACAGATTTAATTTATACCTCTACAATCTTTTTGGACGGAGTTTTGGAAGAATTCTTACAAAAGGCAAAAAATATGAGAGGGTTTGAAAACTCTGTTCGTTCTGCTGAAAGAGGTAGAGCATTGGGATTGGGTGTATTGGGATGGCATACTTACTTACAACAAAAAGGATTACCATTTGAAGGTTTACAAGCTCAATTTGAAACTCGAAAAATTTTCTCACAAATGAAAATTGAATCTGAAAGAGCGAGTAGAGATTTGGCATCCGAATACGGAGAACCACTATGGTGTAAGGAAAGTGGATTCAGAAACACACACTTAAGAGCGGTTGCTCCAACTGTATCAAATTCAAAGTTGAGTGGAAATGTTAGTAGTGGTATTGAACCATGGGCTGCAAACGTGTTCACCGAACAAACTGCTAAGGGAACATTTATTCGTAAAAATCCTGAATTGGAAAAAGTTTTACGTAAAATTGGTAAAAATACAAAAGAAGTGTGGGACCAAATTTTGGCTGACGGTGGTTCAATTCAAGGACTCGATTTCTTGGATGAATGGTGTTTCGTTGACGGTAAAGTGATTCAATGTTCTGAAGTCAAAGAAGATGAATCGTTTAAAATGAGCTCTGTTAAAGAAGTATTTAAAACCTTCAAAGAAATCAATCAATTAGATTTGGTTAGACAGGCAGGTGTTAGACAACAATATATTGACCAAGCGGTTTCTCTAAATTTAGCATTCCCTGCAACCGCGGATCCAAAATTCATAAACTTGGTTCATATGGAGGCATGGAAACAAGGTGTCAAAACCCTATATTATATGAGGACTGAGTCAGTATTGAGAGGTGATATAGCGGCTAAGGCAACTGATGCGAATTGTGTATCATGTGAAGGATAACTAATATATTCACAATACTTTTATTATCACGGCACGATTGTGTCGTGATTTTTTTATTTATTACCATTTTATAATAGTTTATATTTATTGATATGGCAGTAAAGTATGGTATTGACTATCCGTTTAGAGATAGTAATAAAGGTGATTATATCAAAATGACTGAAACTCCTGAAAGAGAAGTTAGAGCGAATCTTTTGCATCTTCTTCTAACTAGAAGGGGTACTCGTTATTTTTTACCTGATTTTGGTACAAGAATATATGAATA